CGCTGGTTCGCGTCCATCTTGTCAGCGTAGAAGCCTTTCGGGTCGGTCAGATCCTTCTCGATCTGCGTGAGCGCGTCCACGTCACCCGCCGAGCGCGCCTGGATGACAGCGGCGTTCGCGTGCGCGGCGTACTGCTGATCGGACCAGTCCTGCGCCTGCTTCGTCGCGGTCGCGAGCGGGATGCCGGCGGCCTGCGCCGCGCTCATGTATGCGCTTTTCGTGCTGGCGACAGTCGTGTCGATGCCGCCGGGGTTCAGCGCGATGCTCTTGCCGGCGGTGTCGAGCAGCGTTGTCGCGTTCGCGGCGATCTGCTGCTGCGTGTTCTTCATCAGCGTCGTCTGCGTGCTGAGATCGACTGTGCGGTCTAGCCCGGCGTTCTGTACCGTCGCGACTTTCTTGTAGTGCGAGTCCGGGAGCGCGCCGATCGTCGAGTCGAATGAGGTCTTTTTCGCGTCATTGACCGCCGCCACATAGGCCAACTGGTCATATTCGCCAGTGTTCAGCTTGTTGTCGGCGTCCTTTACCGCGAGTTGCACCTGCGTCTGATGCTGCTGGTAGGCGGTCGCCGCGCTCGTGCGCTGCAGATCGTCGTTCAGCTTGGCCTGCTGCTGAGAGAGTTGATTGCCGACCGCGCCGAGCGTCGAGCCGAGTTCGGATTTCGCCTGCGCGGACAAGGCGCCGAACTCCGCCGCGCTGGTATTGACCTGCTGCGGGGCTTGCGCAACGACGTCGCCCTGATTGCCAAGTGGGATGCGTGCCATGAGTTTTCCTTATGCCGAAGATGCTGCCGAGGACGAACCGGCCGCCGACTTCCAGCCGCTGTACGACTGACTGGCGCCGCCGAACGCGGAGAGCGCCGACTTGAGAACGCCAGTGCGCCCGGCCTTCAGCGCATCGGCCGCGCCCTGCCGCTCGAATCCCGCCTGCGTGCGCAGATTCGTCGCCTTGCTGTCGGCGTTCAGGATGGTATTGAGCGCGTCGCTCTCGGCGTTCTGCGTGATCTTCGTGCGCACGTCCTGCGCGGTGCCTTGCGAGACGTCCACGCCCGAGGCAGCGAGCGCGGCGTTCGCCTGCCCCACCGTGCTTTGACCCTGCTCGCGGATGCGCTTCGCCGACTGATAACCCGTCGACTGGATCTGATTCGCGCTGTTTTCGTCCTGCGAAGCCTGCGTGCCAAGCTGCTGCGCCTGTGCGTTCGCCTGTTCTTTTGCGCCCTGCGCGTTCAGTACCGCGCTACCGGCCATTGCGACTAGTCCGAGCCACGCCATGATTCACCCCTGATTTGAAATTGCGACGCCAATCGCGCGCATGTTGATGCCGAGGCGCCGCCCGACGCGCTCGTAGAGTTCCACGGTGCGTTCCTGATGGATGCCGGACGTCACGCCCGCATTGATGTTCACGAGCGGCCCGAGGCTATTGGCCCATTCCAGATAGGCCACGATGAGCATAGCCGCGGTGAAGCTGCCGCGGCGCTCCGCACGGATGAATAGGCCGAGTTCATACGTGATCGGCACGTCTGAGAACCAGTCGCTAGACATCCCGCACGCCATGCCGCCGACGATCTCCCCGGCGCGCTCTGCAACGAAGATCACGCCGGCGCCATCGATCAGCTTTCCGAACGTCGCGCATACCTTCTCTGGGATGAAACCGAACGGCGCGAACCGCCCTTCCTCGACCAGCTCGCGCGCGAGGTCAATCAATACCGGCATGTCTTCGTGTGTGGCCTGTCTGATCATGGCTTACCCGTTGTTGACGGTGAAATGGCGGATGAATGCGAGAACGTGCCACTGATACGGCTGGTCCTGCTTGAGCGTGACTTCGGAGAACTTGTCCCACCCGAGGCGGGAGATCTCCTTGTCCCCGGTGAACGGCTGCGGCGCCTTGTCTAGCACGTCTTCGCCGAACTCACGGAACGCGACACGCTGATCATCGACCAGCAGATTGATCGATTCAAGCATGCGCACGAACACGTCGCCGCTCTTGACCTGATTGCCTTGCGAGGTCGTGAGGCCGCCGCCGGCGTTCGGTGCCAGCGTCTTGATGTAGCTGTCGTAATGCAGGCCGATCTCGATCGACGTCGCGGTGCGCGGCAGCGTGATCTGCCCGCCTGTGACCGTGAATTGGCCCATGAACACGCCGTCAGCCTTCACGTCGCACGACTTGCCTTCGAGCGCGCCAAGCCCCGTCCAGAGCACCGAGCCGATCGTATTCGTCCCGGTGATCGCCGCGTCGGTCATGATCTCCTCGTCGAAGCGCTCGACGTATTGCACCGTCTGACCGTTCACCGTGCGCTGCACGACCGCGAACAGGACGTCGCCGTCATCGCCGGGGATCGAGCACACCGACTTATAGAGCCCGTCCGTCGTGTGGCGCGCGAAGCCGCAGACGTTATCGTCCCGGTCATAGGTCATGCTGACCAGCACGCCATCGCTACGCACCATCCACACGACGGGGTTCGGTTCAGCCTGGAACGCCATATCGACGATGCCGGGCCCGGTTACGTGCGCAGCAAGGCGCGTCAGGTTCTGAGAGCGGAAAGAATCGGTGTTGAAGTCGTACGTCATTGAACGGATCTTCTTGGCCGCGCGCTGTGCGTAGATCAGTTCATTGGCGACGCGCACCGGCCGCACCTGCGCAGATCCGAAGATCGACTGGCTCTTCACATCGATGTTCGTAGGCGTAACGCTCGAGGACGTGCCGCCGGTGATGGTGAACTCTTCGCCCTGCGTGAGCACGGTCAGCACGCGCGACGAGAACAGGTGCGCAATCTGGTTCACCTGATCGGATTCCGCGGCATACGAGAACGAGTCGTCGTCATCGGTACCGGGCGTGAAATCGAAGTACAGGCCGATCGTGCTGGCCCAGAAGCGCTCCGGAAAGCTGTTCGTGCCGGCGGCATAGAGGCGCTGCTGATACAGGCTCACGGCGCGCGGATAGCCGTCTACCGGGTTCCATACGGCCGACTTGAGCGACCAGCTATCAGGCGGCGCCGTGATCGTGGCGTCGAGCGCCTTGACGATCCGGCCGAATGCCTTGGCGTTGTCCACCACCTGGGTGATTTCGACCAGCCCGCCGTTGATCTCGACGTACGAACCCACATCCGTGAACAGCCACGCGTTGCCGGTCTGGTACGGATAGACCACGCCGAGCGTCCCACCGGTCAGCAGGCTCCCGTTGAAGGTGATCGTGATCTGAAGCGAGTTGACCACCGTCGCGACCGAATACAGCCCGTCTAGCCCGGCCGATTCGAAGTTCGACAGCACGATCGACTGACCGCCCGAGAGGCCGTGCGCGGAGCCGAAATCAATCGTCAGCGTGGTGCCGGTCAGCGACAGGTGCGTGACGATCAGCGCCTCGCCGTCAGCGATCAGCGTGATCGGACCATCGACCGGCGTGCTATTCGACGGCGTAATGGCCACGCGCGGAGACTGGTCGATCTTCCACTGATTGACCGCGTAGACGTTCGTGTCGAAGGCCGCCGTGACCGTCGCCGTCGCGTTGTTGATGCTCGACACGCCCGTAATCTCGGCGATGCCGGGGCCGGCAACGATGTTGCGCCCGACGTCGCTCGAGAGCAGTTCGCCGCCCGCCGAGACGACACTGATCGAGGCGCCGACCGTCGTGCCTGAGAGCGTCAGCGAGCCGTTGATGCGCTTGCCGATCTCGTCGATGGGTGCAGGGTCAAGCGGGACGTCACCGATCGTCCAGGCGTTCTGCAGAATGCGCACGAGTCGCTTCAACGGCGCGGACGGGTGAGCCAAGAACATCGTGTCGCTGCGCTGCGTGAATTCGACCTCGAACGCCTGCGCGGCCGTGTAGACGATCGGGATCTCAACCGGCGTCACGCCCGAGACGATCTGCCCGGCGTTGTTGAAGAAGCGCATGTACCCGTCTCCGACTTCGAGCACATACGCCTGAGTCTTGCTGAAGACGAACGGGATCAGGCGTGTCGTGCGGTCGGGGAACTTCGTCGGCGCGACGATGCGCGAGCCCGCGCGGCGCTTGCCACCGCCCTGAACCTGCGGAACGGTGTTGACCATCTCCTTCGCACCGTTGACGTACCGGTCGATATCGATGTGTCCGTTCAGATCAGGCGACAGCTCGCCCGCGTTGAAACTGGTCTGGATGATCGTGAGTTTCGGCATCTCAACGCCCCGGTACGCTGCGATAGCCGTTCAGGCGGTTCGTCAGCAGCGGGAAGTCGCCGAGCGTCTCGTCGTGGTCGTCCTGCCCGTTGATCGCCTTCGCCTGCTTGAGCGTCATCTGATACTTCGCTTCCATCGTCTGTTGCATCGATGCCGACTGCGTGATCGGATACGCCAGAACGGCCGCCATGCCTGCGGTGACGACCGCGACTAGCTCCGCATCCCAGGTGGATTCGACCTTGTTGTCGAACACGTAGACGAGCGGCAGGGAAGTGAGATCCGTCAGAATGCGCTGCCCCTCGATGGTGAAGTCCGGCACATAGCCGCGGCGGCCGATCTGGATCGTGCGCAGCCAGTCGGGCGGCAACTGGTATTGGTGCTGGTAGTCGAAGGCCGGCGCATCGGAGAGCGGCGCGAGCACCACGCGCGCGACCGCGCAGTTCCACGGATGGAGGCGAAGGATCTCGTCACGCACTGCCGGATAGAGGTTCGCGCACGCGTTCGCCGCGTCGGTGCCGTCCTCAAACGACGAAATCGGCTTATCGCCGAGTCGGATCAATGCGTTCGAGCAGATGGATACGCTGCTGGTCATGGCTTTCCTCAAACAAAAATGCCGGGAGCGCGAGCCCCCGGCATGTTCAGCGAAACGACTTAGCCGGGCGCGCGCCGGTCAGTCGACGACGTAATCGACCGTGACGCAGATCGGCTGGCTTGCCGGCGTTGCTGCGCCTGCGATCGTGCCGACGACGTCGACTTCTGCCGTCGTGATATACGACAGGCCCGCGCTCGTGAGCGTGCCCGTCAGGCCGTCGACCTTCTGCGCCGAGGTGATCGAAACGGCTGCCGTGATCGTCCCCGAAATCGCCGACTTGTCCGACGACTTGCGCAGCGACAGCGCCAGCGTGCTCGATGCCGTGCCCGCCGCGTTGTTCAGCCACACGCCGGTGATGCGCGCGCCAG